CTGGAAAGAACTGATCAGTGAAGTAGGTGGTCAGACTATTCAAGGTGCTCTCACTGTAACAGGTAATCTTACAGTACAAGGCACTACAACTAGAATCAATACAACCGATTTAGATGTCTCTGATTCTATAATAAGACTAAGAACTGGTCAGAGTGTTTCTGCTGGAGTAGGTGGTATATCTGTTGTTCAAACTACTGACGCTTCAAGTGCAGTTACTTCAGAAAGAACAATACGTTATAACAATACTGGTTCTAAGTGGGAAATAACTAATGATGGAACTAATTTCTTAGAGGTTTCTACTGGTGACTCATCCAGTAAAGCAGATCTTGCAACAGCTAATACCTTTGCTGGTAATAACACATTTACAGGTCGTGTAGATTTTCAAGATATAAGAGAAACAGTTACAGATATAACTCTAAGTTCAGATGCAGGAACTGCTAATTATACATCTGGAGAAATATTTTATATTGATGCATCTGGAGCTGGTGCAAACCTAACAATAGATGCAACTAATATTCCTACTGATAATGGTAAGATATTGAACCTTACATTTATTGTTTCTCAAGGTGGTACTGGAAGAACGATTGGAACATTCAAGATTGATGGAACTACAATAACAGTAAAGAATATAGGAGCCGCAGCACCTACTCCAACAAATAGTGCTATAGATGTTTTCTCATATAGTTTATTGAGAAGAGGTGATGCATGGACAGTACTTGCAGGAAATGCAGTAAACTTCGCTTAAGGAATTAGATCATGCCACTTTTATCTAGAACAGGATCAGTATATGGAAGTATGTTGCCTATTGGTAGGGCAGCAGGTGGGGGACCTTGGGAAAATGATGGATCAACTTGGAGTAGTTATGTAAGTGGTGGTCCATTTGATATTGCAAAGACAAAGGCATTTGATACTGCTCATGGTACTGTTAATGAAGGAGATTGTCTGAGAACAACAAACAATGCTCCTATGGTTACTATGGATCTATCAGGTAATCCACAGTGGATAGATGAAAGTATATACATTGCAGCGAATACTGATTATTCTTCTTGGATGGAAATTACTGTTGATGGAACTGTATATACACAAACTCCGTCAAATGGAAAATATACTTGGAACCTCAGTGGATCTCTTACACAGGTTAGAATACAGAATGATAATGTCAATGGTAGAACATACTTAGAGGGAATAAAAATTGATGGTCAGTGGATGGTTGATGGACTTACTGGACAATATGATCCACTACCTTCTGTTGATTTCAATGGAGTTGATCAGAGTTTAGAGATGGCAGCAACAAATGGTAATTTGAATTTTGCTGCTGATGTTCCAGTTACAATTGAATTTTTTGTCAAGTTGGATACTTTTACACAAGACGATCATCCTTATCAAACTATGGTAGGAAGATGGCACGGTAGTAATGGTTATTGTTGGTTGATTGATACTGATGCTGGTCAAGGTGACGTTAACCTTTATCTTGGTAATGTAAGTGGTGGTTACGTTGGATCTATTCATGCTCCTAATAACAGTATCCCCGACAGAGGTTGGCATCATATAGCTTGTGTCAAGATAAGTAATGCTACATCAAATTCTGGAAAGATTTATGTTGATGGTAGTGAAGTAGCATCTGGTAATTGGCAATGGGGTAACACTAATACAGCAACAGATGTACAGGTAGGAAATAATAATACTAATCATGGTTCTTCTCTTAATGGGCATATATCTAATTTCAGAGTAACTGTTGGTCAAGCACTTTATACTTCTAATTTTACAGCACCAACATCACCTCTTACAACTACTTCTCAAGGAGCAACTGCTTCTAATGTGAAAATTTTAATGTGTCAAGATACTGATCCTACAGTTGGAGCAGTAACCACAGGAACGATTACAAATCTTGGAAGTACTCCAACAGCAAAGGATAGTCCATTCCCTGCTTCATATTACAGTAGTTAACTAAATAAAAGGAAAAAGCTATGGCTTATATTGGTAATATACCAAAGACAGGTAATCAAAGAAAAATTGATTTTCCATTAGATAGAGTTGGAGGAGGTGCTGGATTCAACGGTTCTTCCCTGCAATTTTATCTAAAGGTTGGTGGTGATCCAGTATATCCAGGTGCTTATCAAGTTCTTGTTGTGATCAATGGTGTCATAAAGGAACCAGCAAATCATTATAATATCAATAATGATCTGTTAGTATTCACTGCAGGAAATGCTCCACAAAGTTCAGATACTTTCTTTGCAGTAGTTCTTGGTGATCGTCTTGATGTTGGAACCGTTTCTGATGCAAGTATAATCGCAACTAAGATTGTTGATGGAACAATCACAAATGATAAAATTGGTAATCTGCAAATTGATGCCAATAAGTTGGCTAATGATTCCGTCCAAACGGTTAAGATCAAAGACAATAATGTAACCGCAGCTAAGTTAGATCAGACTACTGGTGCAGTTACACCTCCCACATTGAATCTTGGAGGATATGCTCCTAGTTCATTACCTAATGCACAAAGGGTTGGTCAAATCGCTGCGGATACAAACGGTGATTATTATCTTACAAAAGAAGTAAGTGGATCAGTTGCGTGGACACCACTAGTAAATCAAGAGACTATTCTGTCTTATGTTGGATATGGTTCCGCAGTAAACACGTCTACATTTACTATTGACGGAAGCACTAACAAACTAAATAGCAATTATATGCTAGACAGCACAGCTGGTGCATATACTATTAATATTTCAGCTGCTCCTACTATAGGAAGTTTCATCAGATTGGTTGATGTTACAAATAAATGGAGTATAAATAATATTACTGTGGATGCTAGTGCGTCAAGCAAAGAATTCAAAGATTATTTGGATTCAGTAGACTCAGAACTTCTTCTTGACACTAATGGTTGGGAAGTTCTTCTTGTATATAATGGAGTAAACTGGAAAATAGTTACATAAAGCTATGGCAATTAAGTTATCAGAAATAGCAGCAAGAGGCGGTGGTGGCGGTGGTTCCGTATCATGGGACTTTCATGCAGTCAATCGTGACGCTGACGGTATGCTTACGTATACTAAAACTACGAGTTCTGACACTGATGTCGTAGATCTTATGAGCGAACCTACTTTAGATGCTAACGGAGATATGATTTTCCGTACTATGGATGACTATACAGTCGAAGAGTATGGCACTAATGCAGGTGTTGCGATAACTAAACATGCAAATGATACTTACTACCAGCACAAGTGGGACTCAAGAAGTTTATCATATTTCATCGATGATGAAGGATATCTCGTAGCCCGTATGGGATCAGCTTACGATTATAACACAAACGGACCTAAGTAACCAAAATGGCAGATTTTAGACTTGGCAGATTAAAATTTAAATGGAAAGGTGATTGGGTAGCCAGCACAGCTTATGTCATCGATGACATCGTAAAGTTTGGTGCTAATAGCTACGTAGCAACCACCAACCACACTTCAGCAGCAAGTGCTGATGTTTTTTATTCTGACGCAAACGGTGTTTCCAAATGGGGATTACATCTAGAGGGAGTAAAGAATGTAGGAGAGTGGACAGCATCTACTTTCTATAAATTGAATGATGTTGTCAAATATGGTAACACGTTATACCTAGTTACTGTTGGACATTCATCAACGTCCACATTCGACTCAACAAAGTTTTCTGAATATGTTGGGGGATTCCAATTTGAAGATAGTTGGAGTAACCTAACAGCGTATCAACCAGGAGATGTCGTCTCCTTTGGTGGATACACTTATATTGCAAAGCAATCCAATAACAATAAGCAACCCAATACGTATTTGAATGCTCCCAATGATATCTGGGATATTCTAACGACTGGGTTTTCTGTTGTTGGTACATATGATAATCTGGTCACTTATGCTCCAGGTAATGTCGTTCAGTTTGGTGGTTATGCGTATTCCGCAAAAACAACTACCGTTGGTGTTGCACCAAATCAATCTGGACAAACATCATGGGATCTCGTTATAAAAGGTTTTGAATGGAAAGGTGTGTGGTCAACAGTTACCGCATATTATCCAGGCGACGTGGTTTTTAAAGCACCGAGCACTTATATAAATATAGAAGAATCGACTAATAACGACCCTGCTACTGCCACTACTAAGTGGTCAATGTTTACTGAAGGTACTAATTCCGCATCTTTGGTAACGCAGAATCAACTAAAAGCTGTAGATACGAAAGCTCTAGGCTACGCAATCACTTTTGGTTTATAAACTCTACCCCTCCGTTACATAAAGACTTAGGAAAGCAAAATGGCAAAGAAACTACTTTACGATTATACGTTTGATGCATCAGCAAGAACAGTGGCTATAGCAGGTCACGTTGATGTCAGAAAACTTTTATTCATCAATAACGCCACAAGAGGCACAACAATTTATGCCTTAGGTGATGCAGACCTAAAGGTTACAAATACAGCGTATGACGCTATAACAGATATAACAACTTATACTCTGACGTATGACACTTCTAGTGCAAGTCATGCTGACGCAGATAAGTTACAAATTTTTATTGATGAAGAAGGTGCAGAGTTTAAACCAACGGAAACGTTTGTTGATCCTGTCAGTAAACTAAGAGTATCAAACCCAAACACCCTAATTGACACTGACTTTGAATATAGTCTTCAGTCAACTAAGTGGGAAACACTAGAAAGAATTCACCAAATTCCTTCATTCTATTCATCTACAGGAGACGTTCCTCTTGGAGATGTAAAATCAATTACTTCAGTCAATGGAAGTAAGGATATCACCATCAAGACTAATGGGGTACACGGTCTTGTAAATGGTATTCCACTTGATATCAGAGGTCTTACACAACAGTCTGCAGAAGGTACATTCATAATCAAGGCTGTTCCCGATGATCAGTCATTCGTTTATGAAGCAAATACTGATCAGACATTTACAGGAGATATAAGTACTGTTTATGCTAACGTAATTATTGGTAGATTCTACGTTGGTTCTCAGTTATCTCTTGGAGAGTATTCTGCTGTTACTACAAACGCAGCAGCACAAAGTACCCTAACAATCAAGACTCCAGTAAAGTCTAACTATGCAAAAGGTACTCAGTTCTATATTACTAACTCTATTGCTGTAAAACGTAAAGAGTTTGATGGTAGAGCATTTACTTCTGGTGGTGGAGTTGATTTCTCACCAACCATTTCATATAAAGAAACTACACAGATGATTCTGTGGAAGCCTGAAGGAACAGATACTGAACAGTTCCTTGTTCCAAGTGCTTCATATATGAACTCTACTACTAACACAATTACTCATTATGTTAATAGTGTAGAGACTAATCATGGTCTAAAGACTGGTGACTTTATGTTCCTGTCTTATGTAAACGGTAACGTTACTGGTTTTAGTTCTGCAGGTACTTCAGGTACTAGTGCAACATCTACTAACGGTGGTAACGGTATTTACTATGTTATCAAAGTTACTGATTCAACTTATAAACTTGCATCAAGTCCAACAAACTGTGCTGCAGGAACTCCAGTAAGTTTCACTTTGAGTGATACTGGACAGTCAGCAACGCAACTTGAGATGAAATTATTTGGTAGAGGATATTCTTCTACTGTTATGAACCCATATGAGTTTGATGTTATTGAGTGTGGAGATATTAATGACACAGCGTTTGGTAGGAGACAGAGATTCTTCTTCCCTGAGTCAATCGATACTTCACAGTATACAATTACAATTCCTAATCACCAATTCAAGGATGGACAACCTGTAATATTCCAGAGGGGTCCTTCTCCAAATAGTACTCCTAGTAGTTGGAGTGATCAGTATTGTTACTACATTGAGTATGTTGATGCTGATACAGTAAAACTATGTACTTCATTCAACTCACGAGATCCTAACCATGATGGTCCTTACTATGGTGCTGGTGTAAGTAGTATAGCATCAGTTGGAAACCAAGGAAACTTATATACTTGGGGTACTCCATTCTCACTATGGCCTGCTATCAAGTGTGCTAGAGATATTACCAACAACGCATCTGGTGGTGTACAAAACTCCGTTTCTTGGTATAACAGGAACAGAATTATTTGTGAGCACTCAGTTGTAAACTTCGTAGAAGGAGATAAGATCTGCTTTAGATCTAGAAGTAGTGTTCCAGGTAATATACAGGACACTCCAAATAACTATGACTATAATATGGATGAGAGAACTTACTATGTAAGATATCCAGCCATCAACCAGTCAGTTTCAACTAAGAACTTTGAGTTCTCAGTTTCAAGAACTCCTAATGGTCCTATTCATGATATTAGTGATTGGCCAAACACAGAGCATTGCTTTGTTTTCAAGATTGAAACAGTATCTACTGCTAATACTTGGTATTCACCTCAGCACGGATTCACTACTAACCAAGACGGAGACCCAGATTACTGGCTCCAGTATCGTTTCGACTCCAACAACTCTGTTGGTTCTTCGGTAGGTAACATGAGTTCAAACTATTGGTACTGGATGATTCCTGTTACTAATAACCACTTCAGAGTTGCTCTTGCATCTAGTGATGGAAGTAACAACCAGCCTTTCAGTAGTGGAAGACCTTATCCTAACCAATATCCACAACACAGAGCGAACTCATATATCATCAACCTCACCCACTTTAGTGGTGATGGAACGAACTTCAGACATAAGTTCCGTGGTGATAATATAGGTAATCCATTCCTTGATACATTCAAGATTGATAATCATGGATTCTCAGAAGGTAATGCTGTAAGGTATAACTCTAATGGAAACCCTGTTATTGGAGGTCTTCAGAATGGAGCAACCTACTACTGTAGAAATGTAAGTACAGATAGATTTGAACTTTCAGATTCTTATGGTGGTACTAGACTAAACATATCCTCTGCTTCTGCTACATCATCTCCAAACCATTACTTTGAAGATACTTCTGCAAAGGGTTCTATTGATGGTGCGTATGAAATTACTGCTAAGAATGCAGATGGACTAAATTATGACATGGCGACCAATACACAGATCTTTGGTAAGACTCTTGTATTCTACCCACAACAAACATGTGACCTCAAGAGAGGATGGTTCTACATCAAGGATCACGGTCTAAAAACTGGTACTGCTGTTCTATACACAGTTCCTTCAGGTGGTACAGCAATTGGTAGTAATCCATTACCATCTACTGCACAACAGTCTGCAGGTTATTCATACATGACTCATGATACTACGTATTATGTACGTAGGATTTCAAGAAACTGGTTCGCACTTGCTACTACTGAAGCTAATGCTCAGAATGACGTTACTGTAAAAGAGTACTTCAACTTAGGTAATGATCAGAATGATAACTATCAGCATACACTTTATGCAAGTTCAGTCTTCGGTGAAGTAGTTGGTTCTGGTCGTATAACATATACTACTAGGGATAAAACTTGGGATGGATCTAATCAAAGTAATGTAAACACATACTCAAACTACGTAACAATTGGTTCTCACCAATTCCAAAGTGGTGACTATGTTGAATACAACGGATTCTCTGGTGCTACAGCAATCAAAGGTCTAGACTTCGGTGAGAAGTATTACATCCACAGATGGGGTAGTTCTACTATTTCATTCCACAAGAAGAGAAATGATGCACGAAGAAGAAGAAATTCTATCAAACTATTCGGTGCAGGAACAGGAACCTTACACCAGGTAAGATACGCTCAGAACGTTCTGAAAGGAACGCAAGATAGAGGACGTTGGAACTCTTCAACAGAATACTTTGTTGGAGATATTGTAACTCAACAGTATAACGACTCTCAGAGTCAACCACATGATTACTATTATGTTGCTAGTCAAGACTCCTTGGATAACTGGGATGACTTGAGATATGATTATTCAGATTCTAATAACACAGGTCAAACACCACCCAACAGTCTTGGAAATAACTGGTGGAGACGTTTGAGTGACTATCAGCAACAGACTGGTGGATCTACAGGTGGATCACTAGAAACAAATATGATCAACCAGTACACTCCTGGTGAGCATGTTCTCCTAGACGATGAGCGTCTATGTGGATATCAGTATGGATATGGATATTGGAGTTACTCTAATGTAGACAACGGTGGTACTTATGTAAACACACCTGGTTCTAACTATCACAACTTCAGAATGGCAGATGCTGTTCACTACAGAAATGAAGGTAAGTGGTATGCACTAGAGCAACAAGTAACTACACTACCTACCGATTACGGTGGATTAGAAGATGGAAGCATCTATTTCGTCAACGTTGTTGATTACTATAGATTCTCCCTACACCAAAGTCCTGATGAAGCAAGACAAGGTATTAACGCAATTACATTAGCATATGCTTCTGGTAACAGTTCTTACTATAACCAGCATAGATTCTACAGAATGGAACCTGATATCGTTCCTATCAAAATTATCTCTATCTCTGACCAGAATGAGATGACTGTGGAAGAACCTTCAACACCTCGTGTGATTGAATTCGACCCACAGGAAAACGCACAAACTGATATCACTCCACAAACAACCGTTACGGTTTGTGATACTAACAACGAAATGTTCTTCTTGAAGACAGTTGAAGGTGTCGAAGGTGCTAATGGTGGTAAAGGTGGTGGACTGTATTATGGTTGGGATAAGTATATGAGAACAGGTACAAGGGTTATCTACTCTCATGATACCGAAGATAGTGCTATCAACGGATTCTCAAAAGACTATAACTACTTCGTTATAAACATGAACAATGGTTACTACAGATTTGCTGGTAACGGAACCAATGGTTCATCATATAGACAGTATGCATACTCTGGTAACTATGTAAGTTTCAGTGATACAGGACAAGGTAACAACCACACTTGGACTATTTGTACTGAGAACTACAACAACCACAACTATATACTTCCTACGAATGTATATGTCAAACCAAGTTCTTATGCGTTGCATAGACCGTTTGATGGTGGTGTAGAGATCAATCCAGGTAAGTCTGCTGACTCATCAATTGTTAGACAGACACGTAGATACTTCCGTTACCAGTCTGGTAAAGGTTTACAGTACTCAACTGCTACAAACTTCAATCCACCTTTGGAAACGAAGTCTATAACTGGTGGTACTGATGCAAGTTCTAATCCTAACTGTACAATCGTAACAAGGAGACCTCATTTCCTTAACGTTGGTGATTTCATCTCATTAGAAGATGTAACCGTTTCTGGTGGTACTAACCATTATCTTGTTAGTAATGCCGAAGTTGCTACAGTAACAGATGAATTTACATTCACATATCTACTTGCTGGAACACCTTCAGATGCGACACCTGCTGGATTCCCAACACTTCATAAGAATGGTTGGAACAATGCTGTTGTTCGTGCTGGTATGTTTGATGACCAGAATGGATTCTTCTTTGAGTATGATGGTCAAAACCTCATGGCTGTTAGAAGATCTTCTACACAACAAACTGCTGGTTCAGTAAGTGCTAGTTATGAGTCACAGATAATAACTGGTAATGGAACATCATTTACTAAGCAACTCGCTGTTGATGATTACATAGTTCTACGTGGTATGTCTTATAAGGTTGCATACATTCAGTCTGATACTGAGTTGTATATGACCACAGCATATAGAGGTCAGTCTTCTACTAATATCATAATGACGAAGACAGTTGATACTAAGACTCCTTCTTCTGCATTCAACCTTGATAAGTGCGATGGCACAGGTCAAAGTGGATTTGAATTGAACACTAAGAGACTACAGATGGCATACATCGATTACTCTTGGTACGGTGGTGGTAAGATCCGCTACGGATTCAAAGATCAGCATGGTAGAGTATTCTACGCTCACCAGTATGTTCACAGTAACATATTCAACGAAGCATACTTCAGATCTGGTAACTTACCAGCACGTTATGAAGTAAGTACTATTGGAGATAGAGAAACTGGTAGTAAGTTCTCTCCATCACTATTCCACTGGGGTGCTTCAGTTATTATGGATGGTCAGTTTGAAGATGATAAGGCATACTTATTCTCTGCTGCTGCTGACACAACCTACCTACTTGACCAGAAAGAGGACGGTGACGAAGATCAGGCAAACAGGATCTATCCTATGCTAAGTATCAGACTATCACCATCTGTTGACGCAGGTGTCAAGGGTAACATTGGTACACGTGATCTAATCAACCGAATGCAACTTCAGTTGAAGGCGGTTTCAATTACGTTATCTGATGGTAGTTCATCTGTTGGTTCTGACGTTTCTCAGCAATCACAGGATCCTAAGAAGTCTTGTACTGTAAGACTAATCTTGAACGGAGACCTATCAACCCCATCATGGATCGATACTGCATCTCCAGGACTATCACAGGTTGTGTTCCATACAAACCAAACTGAGAGTGAATTTGCTAAGATTCAAGACCGTGTAACAAACGGTATCAATCTACTCGAATTCCGAGCAAATGCAAACGGAACCACAGAACAGGTTCTGGGTGAGGTTGCTACGCTAGGTAACTCAATTATGGGTGGTGACTACACATATCCAAATGGACCTGACACTCTAACTATTGCGGTCATACCTGACCACACATATACGAGTTCCAGTAGGCAGTATACAATCTGCTCTGCAAGGATCACTTGGACTGAATCCCAAGCATAAGAACGATCAAACCCTCACACCACGTGAGGGTTTTTTCATAAATACTCTTATAAAGGATTCTGTAGATAAATGTCAGCGACTAAACCTGCAAGTAGAACAGAGCTGAAGGAATATTGTCTAAGACGATTAGGCAAGCCTGTTCTTCAAATCAATGTGGATGATACTCAGGTAGAGGATCTCATTGATGAAAGTATTCAATATTTTAATGAACGTCACTTTGACGGTGTTGAGAGAATGTTCTTGAAGCACAAATTTACAGCGGCTGAAATAACTAGATTCAAAGAAGGTAATACTACAACTACATCTCCTGATGGATCTCAGTGGGAAGAGAGGAATAATTATATAGAAGTACCTATACATGTTTTAGGTATCAATAAAGTATTTGGAATGTCCTCACAATCTATCAGAGGAAACATGTTTGGTATTGAGTACCAGATTTTCTTGAATGATTTGTATCAGTTCGGTGCAATTGATATTTTGAATTACTATATGACTAAGACTTATTTGGAGGATCTTGATTACATCCTAAATAGTGGGTCTATCATTTCATATAGATTCAATAAGAGGGTTGACAGACTCTACATTGATGTTGATGCTAAAGACGTGGTTGAAGGTAACTATCTTGTTATTGATTGTCACAGAGCATTAGACCCAACATCTATGACTGAAGTATTTGATGATAGTTTCATGAAGAAATATCTAACTGCTAAAATCAAACAACAGTGGGGTCAGAATCTGATCAAGTTCAGAGGAGTCAAATTCCCTGGTGGTGTTGAGTTAGATGGTAGACAGGTTTATGAGGATGCTCAATCGGACTTGAAAGAGATCGAAGAGAAAATGCTCTCAACTTATGAACTTCCACCACTTGACATGATAGGATAATGGCATCTCAAAAAAGTACTCACTTTGCAGAATACGGTGGTTCTACCACAGAGCAGGCTCTTGTACAAGACCTGATAGATGAACATATCAAGATTCATGGTAGTACAGTTTTTTATCTACCAAGAACTTTGAATGATGTTGATCAAGTTTGGGGTGAAGCATCTAATTCTGAATTTAAAGAATCAGTTCAGATAGAGATGTATCTGAAGAGTAATGATCAGTTTGATAATGATATCTCAGATACCATTACTGAATTTGGGTTATCTAATAATGATTCCCTCACCTTTATGGTATCTAAGAAAAGGTGGACAGAAGAATTTGATGGAAACTTTGCAGGTAAGTTAGCAGATGATAGACCTGCAGAAGGAGATCTAATTTATTTTCCATTGACTAAAGGTTTATTTGAAATCAAGTATGTAGAACATCAAGCACCGTTCTATCAACTTGGTGATCTTTATTGTTATGAATTACGTACTGAACTCTTCCGCTACTCTGGGGAAGATTTGGATACTGGTGTTGCTGAGATTGATGCAATAGAAGTTGAGAAAGCAGTCAAGACAAGTCTTGTTATTGATAACACTCTCACTAATAATGCAACTGCATTTACAGTTGATGAAGAAGTTGCTGGATCTGTTAGTAATGCTACTGCTAAGGTTGTTTCTTGGGATACAACAAATTATATTCTTGTTGTTTATGACAAGACTAATTCATTTACAGAAGGAGAGACCCTTACAGGTCAAACCTCTGGTGCTTCATGGTACATAAAGAACTCTACTGCTTCTGGTGCTACAAGAACGGAGACAGTCTATATACAAGATAGTACTGGTGAAAATGTAACTAACAGAGTCATTGAAGTTGATGCAGATAGCATCATTGACTTTAGTGAAAAAAATCCATTTGGTGAATTCTAATGTTTGGAAATTTCTTTTATAACGAGATACTTAGAAAAACGGTTGTCTCATTCGGAACACTTTTTAATAACTTTGATATCAAGCGTTTCAATAACGCAGGTGCTGTTGTTGAATCAATTCCTGTTCCGTTATCATATGGTCCTACACAAAAATTCATTGCAAGGATTCAACAGCAACCTAACCTAAGAGGTAAGGAGACTCAGATAACTCTGCCTAGAATGTCTTTTGAGATGCAGGGTTTGAACTATGATCCTACTAGAAAACTAGCTCCACTCAAAGTAGCAGTTACTAAGAAGGATAATGATTCAATGTACAAGCAGTACATGCCTGTACCATATAATTGTAATTTTGAGTTGTCAATTTATGTACTGAATCAGGATGATGGTCTACAGATTATTGAACAGATACTTCCATTCTTCCAACCACAATTTACAATAACACTGAAACTCATAGCAGAGACTGATGAGAAAAGAGATGTTCCAGTTGTATTGAATAACATCAATTATCAGGATGAATACGAAGGTAACTTTGAAAAGAGACAGGTAATTATTTGGAGACTCAGTTTTACTGCTAAGACATATCTATTCGGTCCTGTTGCAGATACTGGAGTTATCAAGAAGACTATTACAAGTTTTTACTCAGATAGTGATCCAAGTACTGCTAGGAGAGAAAGGACTTATACAAGCGTTCCTAAGGCGACTACAGACCAAGATGGTGATGGGGATGTAGATGCTGCTGATACTGCTCTACTTACAGAGTTGGATAGTGAGGACTTTGGATTCAGCACAACCATTACTGATAACCCATTCACATAACCATGAAAGACTTTGAAGCTATAGATAAAACTTTTGACACAGTAACTCCTGAAGTGACTGAGACTCCTGAAGGTGGATGTGCTAAGAGAAAGGATCAACTTGAAAATGTTAGTGACCCAGATCAAGACTATGAATATACCAGAGGTAATTTATATTCCTTAATAGAAAAGGGTCAGGAAGCTATGAATGGTATACTGGAAGTAGCACAAGAGACTGATTCTCCTAGAGCATACGAAGTAGCAGGTCAATTGATAAAGTCAGTTGGTGATACTACAGATAAACTTCTTGACCTTCAAAAGAAAATGAAAGACCTAGGTGAGGATAAATCAGGACCAACTAATGTCACAAACAATGCTATATTTGTAGGAAGCACTGCTGAACTTCAGAAGGCATTGAAGCAGTCTATGAAAGATAATAAATAATAGTATGAATAGACTATTTGAAAAAAGACTTTATACTATTGGATGGATCTGGAGTGTAGACTTTACCTTCAAAGGTATTAGAATGTTTGCAGACTTTTATTATCCACAAGGGACTTACATGAAAAGAGAACGTCTTGAGAAAGATCTTCAAAAACTTTATCCTGGAGCAATCCTAGTTAGTTGGAGAAGAACAAATCAAGAACCACGTGGACCTCTTATTGTCATGCAAGAATCCCATAAATATTCAAACGAAACTAAAAGAAGATGATCATTACACCAAAGTCTGCTGCCGTAGATATCAATGCAGGAGCAAATAATGTAAGCACAGCAAAGTTGGTATCACTAGTGAATACTAATAGTGGAGCTTGTCTTATAGTAAACAGCAATGGTAATGGATTTTACGTTGCTGCAGGAGAAAGAGTAGTTGTAGAGAAGAAAGCAGCTGAGACATTAGAAGCGACCACAGGGTCTTCTGCGTCCGTCTGGGCATCGTCTATAGGTTACGTAGGACCATAACATCATAATCTTATATAATGAAAAATAATTTTCAGAATACTTTACCACTTGAAGCTGGTAGAGTTTCTCCCAAAGCATCGAAAGCTGCTGCAAAATCTGGTAATCCAGTAGGTGATATAGTAACGCCTGATCAGAATCCATTTGTTCATCATTTATTTTCCACTCCTATTTGGCACAATAAGTGTATAGATAACTTTGGTCAAGTACAGGATGAACTTGATGAGGTTATACCACAAATAGATTTCAAGATGATACCTAGTTGGGGATCTACACACTATTTGTCAACACAGAATTTTAGAGACGATCTATTTGAGAAGTATAAATTAGATGCTCTACTGAAAGAAATTCAAAGAAATGTAATTGCTTACTGTAAAGAACTGAGGTTTGAGACAAGACCTTTTCAGTTGACATCTTGGCTCAGTAAGTTTGGTCAGGGGTGTTATGGGCATATCCATAACCACGGAACATCAGATATTTCTGGTGTTTATTATTATTCAACTAATGGAGAGGATGGTAATATATTCTTCCAAACACCAGCACCAGGTCATGAGATGAGTAGATGCTTCTCTCAATATTGTGGTGGTGCAAGACATTATATTCCTAGGGAAGGTGTACTATTATTGTTTCCTGGTTTCTTAGATCATGGCATCAACACCAACACTACAGATAACGTTAGGATAAGTCTCTCTTTCAACATAAATTTCAAACAATAGGTATTTACTGCTATAATTAGTATTGTAATGTGGAGTTGAAAGATCATGTCCCACTATACCATAGGGTATCACGATGCCTCACAGCATCATCATGAGATCTGCGAATATGCAGATGACTCATATCAAGCAATTAAAGACGCACAAGAGGATGTTCCCTTTCTTCGGGAGCATCCTTCTTACGTTGATTACTGTACAAACGAAACAGGTCTTGATTACGTAATAGGTCATGAATAAGCACGAGATAATGTGGTGGATGAGCCGACTCACCATCATGGGTACATCTTTAGGGTTATCAATTGCCCTTGCTGCCAAGGCATATGTCTGAGGTAGTGTGGTCGGTAAACATCATGGTAGCTATCCTACTCATTGCAGTAGGGTATGTTATCTATTGGGTGTTTATGTTTGATACGTGGTATCCTAACCCCCTAAATAGTACACTGATGGAGTATAAAGATGGGAGCGATGAAACCCCCAAGTCGGAAGAGTTGTTACAACTTTCGAGTGACGGAAATCAACAGGGTGCTTGATGGCGATACTATTGATGTTACTATTGACCTCGGCTTTGATCTATTCAAGAAAGAAAGAGTTAGAGTTGCAGGAGTTGATACGCCAGAGAAGAGAACAAGAAACCTTGAAGAGAAAGCATTGGGAATAGATGCTACCAATTGGTTGAAACAAAAATTAGAAGATACTATAGCAGGTGATGGAGATGAACTCACTGTTAGAACTGAACTTGTCGGTGGCACTGGGAAGTACGGTAGGCTTCTTGGTTGGTTGTATATTAACGAAGATACTATTTCATTGAATGAGCAGATGATTGAAGAAGGGTATGCTCATGCCTATGATGGAGGAACTAAGGATATGAATCTTGAAGCACTGCGTGAAATTCGGAGGGCTCACGGTACACTAGTATAATAATATCATGGATAAACACGACATTCCTTTTATAGGAGACTTTTATACAAAAGCAGAAGTAGATGCAATGGTTGCATCTGCTCTTGAAGAAGCACGTGCTATTGATGAAGCGTCAATGCGTAAGCACAATAGGGATGCTACTATCATTAGTATGATCCTTGGATTCACATGTCTTGCTTTGTTTGTAGATGGATTGCTTCGTATACTTGGTATCATTCCACCATTCATGAATCTTGATGTCAATATTGTTGATCAGATTGCAGAGAAGACAAAAACAATTATAGAGAATGATATAGCAAGTAATGATATCATTCGTTTCTTGAAAGATCAATTATGACAACTGATCAAATATATCTGGGTAATCCCAATCTAAAGAAAACTAATGTAGCTATTCAGTGGACAAATGAACAGGTACAGGAATTTTTGAAGTGCAAATCTGATCCAATATATTTTGTTGAAAATTATATTCAGATTGTATCTCTGGATGAAGGTTTAGTTCCTTTCAAGATGTATCCTTTTCAGGAAAAACTTGTAAGAAACTTCCACGAGAATAGATTCAATATATGTAAGATGCCACGACAGACTGGTAAGTCTACTACGTGTGTGTCCTACTTATTACACTATGCAGTCTTCAATGATAATGTCAACATTGCTATTCTGGCAAACAAAGCTTCCACTGCTAGAGATCTACTTGGTAGATTGCAACTTGCATATGAAAATTTACCTCGGTGGATGCAACAAGGAATCGTCTCATGGAATAAAGGATCGTTAGAGTTAGAGAATGGTTCTAAGATTATTGCTGCATCTACATCTGCTTCCGCAGTTCGTGGTGGATCTTATAACATCATATTCCTAGATGAGTTTGCATTCATCCCAAATCATATTGCTGATCAGTTCTTTGCATCTGTTTATCCTACTATTAGTTCTGGTAAATCAACCAAGGTCATAATGGTTTCTACCCCTCATGGTATGAATCATTTCTATAGGTATTGGCATGAAGCACAGAGGGGTAATAATGAATACGTTGCAACAGAAGTTCATTGGTCTGAAGTACCTGGCAGAGATGCTAAATGGAAAGCACAGACTATTGCTAACACATCCGATCAACAGTTCAGAGTTGAGTTTGAATGTGAGTTCCTAGGATCTGTTGATACACTAATTACGCCAGCTAAACTTCGTGCCTTAGTATATGATAATCCAATACAATCTAATAAAGGATTGGACATCTATGATAGACCAGAAAAGGAACATGATTATATCATTACAGTTGACGTTGCTAGAGGTGTAGGGATAGACTACTCAGCATTTGTAGTGTTTGATACTACTAAGTTTCCACATGAGATTGTGGCGAAGTATAGGAACAATGAAATCAAACCTATGCTGTTCCCAAGTATCATACATGATATTGCGAAGACATATAACAATGCTTATATACTTTGTGAAGTGAATGATATTGGAGATCAGGTTGCAAGTATTCTAAACTATGATCTTGAGTATGAGAATGTATTGATGTGTTCTATGAGAGGTAGAGCAGGACAAATAGTCGGTCAAGGATTCTCAGGCAATAAGACTCAACTTGGCGTGAAGATGTCCAAGACTGTCAAGAAGGTTGGATGTTCTAACCTAAAGACTATTATAGAAGATGACAAACTTATATTCAAAGATTACGAAATCATAAGTGAATTGACAACATTCATTCAGAAACATAACTCATTTGAAGCAGAAGAAGGATGTAATGATGACTTAGCAATGTGCTTAGTTATATTTGCTTGGTTGGTATGTCAGGAGTATTTCAAAGAAATGACTGATCAGGATATACGTCAGAGGATATATAACGATCAAAAGAATCAGATAGAACAAGATATGGCTCCCTTTGGATTCATTGTTGACGGACAGGAGGATGATACGTTCGTTGATAGTGATGGGGATTTATGGTCATCCGATAAAGACGTTACTAGTCAGTATGGTGATATGAGTTACATGTGGGAATTTCGCTAGACACGTCCAAAAATATAAATAATTTCAGATTCATTCATATGACACTCTTATCGAGGAGACAAAAAAATGGTTAGTAAATTAGCATCTCCTGGGGTATTTGTCCAGGAGAGAGACTTCACAAGGGGTGGCATTGATCCTTCATTCCTAAATTTTGGTGCGTTTGCAGGAGTATTTGAGAAAGGACCCATTGGGACACCAACTCTAGTCACTACTGAAGCTCAACTAATTGACTTATTTGGCACACCAAATGATAATAATGCAGAGTATTGGTATACAGTATCGAACTTCTTAGAGTACGGTGGTGTATGTTATGTAGTCCGTATCGAAGATGCATCCCAGTTGAACGCTGTTACAGGTGGTGGTTCTGCTGAGTTGATCAAGAGTGCGGAGCATTGGGAGAACACAGTCTCCTCAGGTGCTGGTGCATATAACTTCGCTGCAAGAACAGCAGGAACATGGGGTAACAGTCTCGGTGTTGCAGTTGTAGACTACGGTGCAGACCAGACACTTACTCTCGATGCAGGATCATACACTTTCGCAAAAGGCGACACAGTAGCTAATGTCGCAGAAGTTGTAGTTGATGACACAACAGAATTCGCTGCTGGCGAAACTGTATATGAAGCAACAACTACAAATGTAAAAGGAACAGTAACATCTGTCAACGCAACAAACAAGACAATAAGAGTGTCGCTTGCTGCTGGACAGTCAATTGCTGTTGGAGATGGCATCGCTGAGACAGCAAGTGCTGCAGCAGATGCAACAGTTAGTGCAGTCACAGTAAATACACTCTACGTATATAACTGGGATTCTGCAACTAAAAAGTTAGACGTAATATCAGATTCATATCCTGGTAGCAAAATTATAGTAGGAGATAAGTTCCTTGATACTGCTGGATCACCTGCAACAGCAACTGTATCTGGTGTCGCTGATTGGTGGGATCTACAGACAGTTTACGCTGGTAAGTGGTGGTACACAATAGCAGGAAAACCTGGTACTTCTCAGTATGCAGCAGATAAAAATGCTAAGTACGATGAAATGCACGTTGTTGTTTATGACAGTGATGGTGGTGTAACTGGAACTCCTGGTACAATCCTTGAGACATTTGCTAATGTTTCTAAGATAGCAGGTGCTAAGACTCCACAAGGAGAAGCAAATTACTTCGTTGATGTAATCCAGAACAATTCTGGTTATGTCTATGCTAAGTCAACAACATATACAGTAACTGATATTTCAGGATTGATTGCAACTCCTGGATCAGGTACTGATACAAATGGTCAGATTGGTTCTACTGATGCTGGTACTGCTGGTTCTATTCTAAGATACGATCTTCTTGGATCTGCTGGAATGACATTTGCAAGTGGTGCAGATGATAACCAACCTTCTCTTGGAGAAATTTCAACAGCATATGACGAGTTCGATGACGTTGAAACAATCGATGTAGACTTCATCATCCAAGGACCAGGCGGTGGAAACCTAACAGATTCTGTTACTAAAGCACAGAAGATTATAGGTATCTGTAATGCTAGAAAGGATTGCATGGGATTCATTTCACCATACAAGTCAACACAGGTTGGAGTTTCTAATTCTGCCACTCAACTATCAAACGTTGTTGAGTTCTACAATCAATTGAATAGTAGTTCTTACGTTGTATTTGATAGTGGATACAAATACATGTATGACCGCTTCAACGATACATATCGTTATGTCCCTCTCAATGGAGACATCGCTGGTCTTATGGTAAATACTGCAACTGTTGCAGACCCTTGGTATTCACCAGCAGGTCTAAATAGAGGCGGTATTCGTAATGTTGTAAAACTTGCTTTCAATCCTAAGAAAGCACAAAGAGATACTCTTTACACAAATAGAATCAACCCAGTTGCTTCTTTCCCTGGTGAAGGCACAGTACTCTTCGGTGATAAGACTGGTCTTTCAGTCAAGAGTGCATTCGATAGAATCAACGTTCGTAAGTTGTTCTTGGTTGTTGAAAAAGCAATCGCTAGAGCAGCAAGAGCACAACTCTTTGAATTCAATGATGTTGTTACAAGAACTCTATTCACTCAGATCGTTGATCCATACCTTCGTGATGTTCAAGCAAGAAGGGGTATCAATGACTACCTCGTTGTTTGTGACGAATCAAACAACACACCTTCAGTAATTGACTCTAATGAGTTCAGAGCTGATATCTACATCAAGCCCGCTAGGTCGATCAACTTCATTACTTTGACATTCGTTGCTACACGCACTGGTGTCAGTTTCTCCGAAGTTGTTGCAGCTAACAGAGGCTAATCAACTTATAGACCTATCACCAAAACAATCGGAGTAAAGAAATGGCAGAAGTAACAAAAGGTCCACAGAACGTCAACATCTCAGCCTTTAGAGAAAGGTTGAGAGGTGGTGGTGCTAGACCTAACCTGTATGAAGTTGTACTCAACCTTCCTAACGGTCTCGACTTTGCAGACGCTTCAGGCGTTCAGGACAAGTCAAGATTCTTAGTAAAGGCTGCAGCACTTCCTGCATCTAACTTAGGAGTTGTAGAAGTTCCTTATCGTGGTCGTCAACTAAAGGTTGCTGGAGACAGAACCTTTGATACATGGACAGTTACTGTTCTAAACGACACTGATTTCAAAGTTCGTTCAGCAATGGAAGCATGGACAAACCAAATCAATAATAACTACACTAACATCGGTGTACAAAACCCAGATACATATCAACAAGATGCTTTTGTCTATCAGTTAGATAGAGAAGAGAGGGTACTTAGAGGATATAAGTTCTTCGGAATTTTCCCAACTAACGTATCACAGATTGATCTTGCATTTGACACTAACGACACAATCGAAGAATTCACAGTTGAATTTCAGGTTCAGTGGTGGCAAGCACAAGCAGGAGAATTGGGTGGTGAAGCAATCGCTGGAGCTAACTTCTAGGACTTGACTAAATAGTATTAGAAAGAACTAGCAAAATTTTTGCGATGGCTGAATTATTTGGATACTCAATTAAGAGAGCGAATCAGGGGAAGATAGATAGGAAAGCTGTCTCTCCTGTTCCACCAAATGAAGAAGATGGAGCAGTATCCATAGCGGCTGGTGGTCACTATGGATATTTTGTTGATCTTGATGGTGGTGGAAAAAATGAACATGAGCTCCTTAGGAGGTATCGTGAAATGTCGCTGCACCCAGAAGTAGATGGTGCTATTGAAGACATTATCAACGAGGCAGTTGTAAGTGACCTATATGATACTCCAGTTCAGATAGAACTATCTAATCTGGATTCAAGCAATAAGGTAAAGAAACTAATCAGAGAAGAGTTTGAATACGTAAAGAAACTCTTAGACTTTGATAAAAAGTCCCATGAGATATTCCGTAGATGGTATGTCGATGGGCGTTTATATTATCATAAACTAATTGATTTTGATGATCCTACAAAAGGAATCACAGAACTGAGGTATATTGATCCTCAGAAAATCAAAATGGTAAAGGAAGTTGTCAAGGGAAGCAACAACGATAATAAAGATAACTTAGCAGCAAAGTATGATTACGGTGCTGTATTAGAATATTTCATCTACAATCCAAAAGGCATCAAACAGAATCCTAGTCCTATGGGCATGGGTGCATCTGGTCCTATTGGGTCTGGAATAAAGATGTCTAAGGACGCAATTACTTTTGTTCAGTCTGGTTTACTAGATGCAAACAAAGGTATGGTTCTTTCATATCTCCATAAAGGAATCAAAGCACTAAACCAACTAAGAATGATAGAAGACTCTTTGGTCATCTATCGTATGTCAAGAGCACCAGAAAGAAGAATATTTTACATTGATGTTGGTAATCTTCCAAAGGTAAAAGCAGAACAATACCTCCGTGAGGTAATGTCTCGCTACAGAAACAAGATGGTTTATGATGCGAACACAGGTGAGATAAGAGACGATAAGAAACATATGTCCATGTTGGAAGACTTCTGGCTTCCTAGACGTGAGGGTGGTAGAGGAACTGAAATCTCTACATTGCCTGGTGGACAGAACCTTGGTGAATTATCAGACGTTGAATACTTCAAGAAGAAACTATACAGATCTCTCAATGTTCCCATCTCACGTATGGAAGCAGAGGGTGGTTTCAACCTTGGACGTTCATCAGAAATTCTTCGTGATGAATTGAAGTTTACTAAATTTGTAGGAAGACTCCGTAAGAAGTTTAGTGAACTCTTTATGGATCTACTCAAAACTCAACTTGTTCTAAAGGGTATTACTAGTCCTGAAGAATGGGATGATATGAAAGAGTATATCCAATTCGATTATATCTATGACAACCATTTCTCTGAACTCAAAGATGCAGAACTTCTTCAAGAAAGAATCAATCTTGCATCTGCTGCAGATCCTTACGTTGGTAAGTACTTCTCTGTAGAGTATGTTCGTTCAGAAATCCTCAAGCAGACAGATGGTGAGAGAGATGAAATGGATAAACGTATAGAGTATGAGAAGGATGAAGGTATCATTCCTCCATCTGAAGAGGAGTTGATGGCAATGCAAGGAATGGATGGAGGAGCAGATCCTGCTTTAGGTGCTACACCTATGGATCCTGAAATCAATTCTTCCGCAGTCGAACCTCCTAATAACAAAGGAGTCATATAAATAAATAATATATATTGAACATAGCATGGAATTCGATACTATTGACGCTATAAACAATGGCAATAAAGCTTCTGCCATTGACCAGATGAAAGATATGCTTTCTCAGAAAGCTCTTGATGTGGTTGATGCTCACAGGCAAGCTATAGCACAACAGATGTTTGGTGATGCTATTGGTGCAGAACCAGTAGAAACCACAGATGAAATTGAGACTACACCTGAAGATGAAGTAATTGAACCTACTTTACCAGAGACTAGTCCAGAAGTAGAAGATACAGTAGCAAATGCTGCTGCAGCAATCGCTGGTGAACAACCAGTATCCACAGAGGAACCAACAGATGAAACTGATCAAGGAACTGAATGAAGAGGTAGATTACCTTGTCGAAGAGAATGAAGGTAAAAAGAACCACTATATACAGGGTGTCTTTCTTCAATCTGAGATAACTAATCGAAACGGAAGGATGTATCCTAAGTCCGTATTGGACAGGGAGGTCAAAAATTATAGTGAGAAGTACATCAAGACTAATAGAGCTCTTGGTGAACTTGGTCATCCTGAAGGACCTACTGTAAACTTAGATCGTGTATCTCATAAGATTACAGAACTAAAGGAGGATGGTAATAACTTCGTTGGAAAAGCAAAACTGCTTGATACTCCAATGGGGAACATTGCAAAGAATCTTTTAGGAGAAGGAGTCAAGCTTGGAGTATCATCCAGAGGGATGGGAACTCTAAAGCGTGAGAACGGTTCTAGTGTAGTTGGTGAAGATTTTATGCTTGCCACTGCTGCGGATATCGTATCAGACCCATCCGCACCCGATGCTTTCGTGGAAGGAATCATGGAAGGAAAGGAGTGGGTTTGGGAAAACGGAAGGTTAGCCGAGAAAGATGTAGCTGCTATCAAGCACGAACTTGACCATGCTACGCTAATCAACATACAGGAGAAGAAAATCTCCGCATTTGAAACCTTTATCAAAGGTTTATAATATTATAAATAATATCAGAAATAATTGTTTTTTGCCTATCATACGGAGAAACTAAAAATGTCGGAACAGGTTATTGAAAAAGAACTACAGGAAATGGAACTACCTAGTCAATCAAAGACAAAGGCTAATGCAGCAGCAAAGCCTGGAGATCCAGCACCTAAAGCAGGAAGTAATGCAAGCAATGTGCAAACTCCTGGAAACTCTGCAAGCTACCAAGATCTTGGTGGTCCAACTGTAGATAACAACAAACCAGATGATGATAGTAATAAACTATCTTCTGGAAGCGGAGTTACTCAGAGCAGTACTGCTGTCAACTCAGGTAAGCACTCAGGTGGTTCAGCTGATGGACAAGATTCTACTACAAAGAATAAGTACTTGTACAACTCAGTAGACTGGTCCGCTGACGTAGATGCTCTTGTAGGAACCGAAGAACTCAGTGAAGAGTTTAAGGAAAAAGCAAAAACAATTTTTGAAGCAGCAATCAACGGAAAGCTTGCTAAACTCTCTGAAGAACTAGAAGAGCATTATGCTACTAAGTTTGAAGAAGAGTTGAAAGAAGCTAAGTCTGAGCTGACTGAAAAGGTTGATGCTACACTTCAGTACACAGCCGAAGAGTGGAAGGATGAGAATTCTCTCGCTATCGAGTCTGGAGTAAAATCAGAAATAGCCGAGTCCTTTATGGATGGGCTAAAAAGTCTTTTTGAAGAACATTATGTAACTATCCCTGAAGAAAAATATGATGCGTTCGATACTATGGTAGAAAAACTTGATGATATGGAGCAAAAGCTCAACGAACAAATCGAGAAGAACATTGGTCTTACTAAGGAGATCAGTGAGTCACGTAAGCAAATCGTTGTTGACGAGTCTGCACGTGGACTAACTGAAACCCAGAAAGATAAGTTCCAAGAACTTGTTGAAGGTGTTGACTTTGAAAGTGAGGAATCCTACCGTGGAAAAATTGAGACAATACGTGAGTCATACTTCAAGTCTGAAGTACCTCAAGTAAAGTCGGATGAGCAAGAAGTATTAGCAGAAGGTAACGTTGAGACAACTGCATCTATGGATTCATACCTCCGTGCTGTTACTGCTTATAAAAAGTAGATTATCATTAGATAATAAAATCACTCACTAAAAAAACTTAACATAAGTAATTAAAAACCATGTTCAAATCAGAGCAATTACTTGAGAAGTGGTCTCCACTAATCAAGCATGAAGAACTCCCTGAAATTTCAGATTCACATCGTAAAAATGTGACTGCGGTTCTTCTAGAAAACCAAGAAAAGTTCCTCAAAGAAGAAAAGCTTCTTACTGAGGCAGCACCTACCAACTCTACTGGTACTGGTGTACAGAATTTTGATCCTGTATTGATCAGTCTTATCAGACGTTCAATGCCTAACTTGATCGCTTATGATATTGCTAGTGTTCAGCCTATGTCTGGACCTACTGGTCTTATCTTCGCAATGCGTTCACGTTACGCTGCACAGGACGGCAAGGAAGCATTATTCAACGAGCCAAACGCTGGATTCTCTGGTGGCGGTTCTTCAGGATATGATGTTACTGCTGGTTATACAGGCGGTGCAACTGGTGCAGGTGCTTCTGCTAACAACGATGCTGAGGGTGACAACCCAGGTATCTTGAACGACACTTCAACTTATAGTAACCACCGTTACGAAGTTACAGGTGACGCTCAAGGAATGACAACATCAGCCGCTGAGACACTTGGCGATGGTGGTGGCACAAACTTCCGTGAGATGGCATTCAGCATCGAGAAGGTTGCTGTAACAGCTAGATCAAGAGCACTAAAGGCAGAGTACAGTTTAGAACTTGCTCAGGACTTGAGAGCAATTCATGGTCTTGATGCTGAGGCTGAGTTGGCTAACATCTTGTCAACTGAGATCCTCGCTGAGATCAACCGTGAAGTTATTCGTTCTATCTACGTAACAGCACGTCCAGGCGCACAGAATAATACAGCAACTGCTGGTATATTCGACCTAGACCTCGATTCAAATGGTAGATGGTCTGTTGAGAAATTCAAGGGACTTCTATTCCAAGTTGAAAGAGAAGCTAACGCAATCGCTCAAGAGACTCGTAGAGGAAAGGGTAATATCATCGTCTGCTCTGCTGACGTTGCTTCTGCTCTTACAATGGCAGGTGTACTTGACTACACTCCAGCACTCAATGCGAACCTTAATGTTGATGACACTGGTTCTACTTACGCTGGTACAATCAATGGTAAGTTCAAGGTTTACATCGACCCTTACTCTGCTAACCTAATGGATGACCACTACTTCGTAGTTGGTTACAAAGGTTCTTCTCCTTATGACGCAGGACTGTTCTACTGCCCATACGTTCCTCTACAGATGGTTCGTGCAGTTGGTCAG